GACATTGATACGAAATATTTGTTTTGCAAAAGCGAAAGCATTGAGGTTATTGCCACGATTCAATATCTCCACCAATTACAGAATTTATATTTCGCACTAACAGGAAACGAACTAAATATTAATTTATGAAAATCAATTATTATGCTATGCCCGAAATAAAGGATTTAGAAGAAAAGGACGTTGAGGTAAGATTTCCAGGAAGTAAAAAGGAAATCATTATACTGATCATTTGCGAGTGGTTTGATGTACCAAGAGAACAATTAAACAAAAGGAGCCGGTTGAGAAAATATGTAATACCCAGACAAATCTGTATGTATTTCCTGAAACAATACACAACAATGTCTTTAAAAGAAATTGGGGTAGTTTTCGGGGGTAGGGATCATGCAACAGCAATCCATTCAATAAAGACGATAAAGGAATTAATGTTTTATGACGAGTTTAAGAACGATATAAACCTGATAGATTATAAAATAATTAGAAAACTGTTTGATGGTCACATGGGTGTAAGTAACATAAACAATAAATCATTTACTTTATAATTATTTTTACGTCTAAAGTATAGATTGAAAAACAAATTGATTAGCGTTTCATAGGTATTTAGAGCCATTCCTTAGGGGGTGGCTTTTCTCTTTTATGTATGGCGAAGATTGGCAGACCATTGATTTATGATAACGTTGAAACACTTTCTGAAAAATGCGGCGAATACTTTGAAAGATGCTTAGAAAATAAGAAACGCCCAACCATTTCAGGATTAGCTCTTTATTTAGGATTTGCAGATAAATCAACACTTTACGAATACAGGGATAGAGAAGAGTTTTCCTACCCGATAAAAACAAGCGTCCTAATGATAGAGAATGCACTTGAAGAAAAGCTAACTGAATCAAATGTTGCGGGTGTCATTTTCGCTTTAAAGAATATGGGATGGAAAGATAAAATAGAAAATGAGTTTAGCGGTGGACTCAATATTGCAAAACCAAAATGGTTTGACGAATAGGCGAAAGGATGAATGGACTCAATGCACATCGTTTTATGATAACAAAGATTCTAAGAAACGGTTATCAGTAAATCAGGGGGGAACCAGAAGCGGTAAAACCTATTCAATCCTACAAGTTCTTTGTAAATACTGTTTTAAGAATAAAGATTCGGGGGCCATTGTAACAATAGTAAGAAAAACGCTCCCGGCGCTAAGAGGTTCAGCATACAGGGATTTCTTAGAGATTCTAAGTAATGAAGATTGGTACGATGAATCCAATCACAACAAGTCAGAAATGACTTATCAGCTCTTTGGAAATTTGGTTGAGTTTATTTCAGTCGATCAGCCACAAAAGATCAGGGGAAGGAAAAGGAACATTTGTTTCATAAACGAGGCAAATGAATTAACCTGGGAAGATTTCTTTCAGTTGAACATCAGGACAACGGATAAGATAATCCTTGATTACAACCCTTCAGATGAGTTTCATTGGATCTATGATAAGCTAATCCCCAGGGACGATGCGGATTTCTTTGTTACTACATACAAGGATAATCCTTTTCTTCAGAAAGAATTAGTTGATGAAATAGAAAGACTTCAGGAGGCAGATGAAAGTCATTGGCAAGTTTACGGGTTGGGCCAAAGAGGACAAAGTAAAGAAACGATTTACACCCATTGGAAGTTGTGTAAAGAAGTCCCTGATGGTGAAACTTGGTATGGCTTAGACTTCGGTTATAACAACCCTTCAGCCTTGATTAAGATCACATTTAAAGAGGGGGCTATTTACGCAGATGAAATGTTATATCAGAATAAACTAACCACAAATGACCTGGCAGAGAAGTTAAAAGAGTTCGGAATAAGTAGAAGTGATGAAATCTTTTGTGATAACGCTGAGCCAAAGACAATAGAAGAGCTTTTCAGGTGCGGGTTCAACGCTAAACCTTGTGAGAAGAAAGATATTAAAGAGGGGATCAGAAAAGTAAAGTCTTTACCCCTTATGATCACAGAACGAAGTTCAAATATGCTTAAAGAGATCAAAGGTTATAAGTGGAAGATAGATAAGAATGAACACGTTTTGGATGAGCCGGTAAAGTTTAATGATCACGCGATGGATGCAATGAGATACGCGGTATTTACCAAACTGCACAAACCTAAATGGGAAGTAGCTGTTGCGTAAGATAAAAGCGATATGGAAATTAATATTTAGTGACAGGTTTTTTGTTTATACATCAAATTGCTATGGAACAGGAGAGTTTAAGGTAGAATGCGATGAGGTTGATTTAAGATTAATACAAGGAATTACAGAAGATTATTTGGAGGTTGAAGAATCGGTTAATTATGTGAAATCCCTTTTGACGGAAATATGATCCGTACCCTTTAGAAAATGAACGCAGTACAGAAGTTAGTTGTTAAATGGTTAGGACTTGATAAGGCTTTAGAACAGAAAGCCCTTTTGCCGTTAAATACACCACTCAGGTTTGATAACGGGCGAATAGTTGCACCCATTGAGAACAAGAACAAGTATATCACAGACGCTTACTCGGTTAATGATGTTATTTATTCGGTTATTAATCTAATCTTAAATAAAGTAAGACTCCCGGGTTGGAAGTTGTACGAGGTCACAGACAATCCTAAACTCAAACAGGCAAACAACATTTTAGCTAGGCCAAACCTCTCGATTAAGGAATACAAGGCGGCATTAAAACTCAAAGATGATTCTTTAGATGAGATCACAAACTTTAATCTTCAAACCGGGAAACTCAATGATCTTCTCGACTATCCCAACGAATTGGAAACGTTCGAGGAGCAAATCGTAAAAAGCTGTCTATTCAAGTTACTCACGGGTGACTCATACACTTGGGGCCAACTCTTGGGAGGAGGCGCTAACCAGGGAATACCCAACTCACTATGGGTTTTGCCGGCGCAATTTATGACGATAAAGATTGATGGCGGATTTCCTGCTAAGCCAGTTGGATATGAAATGTTCCAATGGGCGCAAAACTTCAGCACTAAAGAAATACTGCACGAATTATACCCCAATCCGAATTTTAATATTAACGGCGGCGAGCTTTACGGGTTCTCTCCTTTAAGAGCTTTCACTAAAAACACAACACGAAACAATTCAGCAAAAGACGCATCAACGGCTAAGTTTCAAAACGGCGGTTCTGAAGGTGTTCTTTCAATAGACGGTAGCAAGTTAGACGGGTTTAGTGGATCAATAGCAAAGGAACAAGCTGAAGCCCTGAAGTTGCAAATGGTAACAGAATACGCGGGGCCGACCAATCTTGGTAAGATAGTAACGAGCGGCTATCCAACAAACTTTACTCAATTCGGTTTATCTCCTGTTGACTTGGGAATAATTGACTCCGAGAAGTGGGACGCAATAATGTTTTGCAATGGTTTTAACGTGCCCCCTGAGTTACTAGGGCTAACAGCTAAGACGTTTAACAATATGATCGAAGCCCAGAAGGCTTTAATTCTTGGCGCAGCAATGCCGCTCTTAGACGCTCGCAGAAGGGCTTTAAATAGAAAGATAACTACCGATTGGGGATTCAAAGGAAAGAACGTGCATATAGATTATGAAACTGATTGCTTTCCTGAATTGGAGGCTGATGTTTCTAAAACTATGGATTGGATGAGTAAAGTAACAATGGTTACTCCTAATGAGGAAAGGATTTCGGTTGGGCTCGATGCACTCACAGAACCAGAAGCCGATGAGGTGTGGGTATTACAGGGCGGTAACAGGATCCCACTAACGGATTTTCAGGCAAACATTGTAGAACAAACTTTAGCAAATGGAGCTAACGGACAAACAAATATGGAAAATGGTAATGGCGGCAATTCCCAGAAACCAGAAGGAAATGGAGGGGTGTCTAACGGAAATGCAAAAGATGTACGACTTAAGAAAGTTATATGAGGCAGAATTACGAACTAAACTAAATAACGCACATAATGAAAACATCAATTAAGATTGAAAGATTTAGAATTACGCCCGCCGATCCATGTGTTATGTTAACATTTCGGACGGGTGGGCAAGTAAAGACAATTGAATTAGGGGAAAAACAATTGGAGGAAATAGATAAAACTTTAAAAAGTATAGTCATGAAGCAATTCAAGTTTGAGAAAAAAACAAAACAATTCGGCAAAGATAATGGGGCGGGTGGCCCGGTAGTAACAACAGCGCCAAACGGCCCCGGCGGCCCTAAAACATCAAGGTGAGAGCGGAGAATAGACATTATACGGCAAAATGGAAAGAGAGAAGAAAGCATCACGGCGCAGATAAGTGCGCTAATGCAAAATGCCTTATTTGTCATTCATCTAAAATTATTGGCATTCCTAGTGTTCAAGAAATTAGAAACGGCTTAACGATAAAAGAGGAAATGAAAGAGATAACCGAATATGATTACGAGGAATGGGAAAGGGGTCACAAAATAATGGTTACATCAATGTTTGAAGATTAAATGAATCGTAACGAACTAAAGAAAGAAAACTTAGCCATCCAACGGAGGTATGAATCTCACTACTTCCCGAAGGTTAAGGCTTCTATTAATTCAACGGTTCATGAAACGATCAGCGCAGTTAAAAGTCATGGCGTTCATGGTGGCATTTCCTCATTACATAAAAAATTGCTTAATCCTAATTTGACTAAGGAATTATGGAACATGGATAAAGCGGTTGGTAGCAGGTTCGCAAATAGACAATGGGCGGCATTTAACAGACAGAAAAGGCAAAAAGGATTTGGCAATAACCCCGATTGGATAGCTAGGCTTCAGGAGAAGCTGTATCAATTTATAGTTCAGCAATCATATTCAATATTCTCAACAACCAAAGACGTTTTAATCCGTACTCTTAATAAATCTATTGAAGAAGGTTGGGGAGTAGATGAAACGGTTAAGGCTTTAGAGGAGCTTGATTTAGCCGATTACCAGGCAGCTAGGATAGTAAGAACAGAGATAACAAGGGCGGCGAATGCGGGCTCACAAGTGGCTTCAGAATCGTTCCCTTACGAACAGCAGAAGGAATGGTTAGCGACTCATGACGACAGAACGAGACACGCTCACATGAGACTCGACGGGATTGTAGTTGATGAACAGGATTATTTTATAGACGAAGATGGGAACGCATTGAGATTCCCCGGCGATCCTGAGGCGGCGGCGGAAACGACTATTAACTGTCGTTGTTCGATGGCGGTTGTTGCGAAGGTTACCGAAAGGGGCAGATTAATACCGAAACAAAACGTTGTAGCATGAGATATTTAGACACAGACGGAGCATACAAAGAATATGATTGGATGGAAGGCTGGGAAGTGATTTGGCTTAAAGGCATGTTTTTGACTAAAGAATTTTTTGAACTGATAAACTACTAAGGCACAGGATTTATTTTAAAACGTACCCAATGAACAGGATTTTACAAAAGAAAAATGTAAATCTAAAGGCTTTAGATGTTGACAACCACAAAAAGCAAGTAAAGGTTGCTATTGCGGAGCTTGAATCTGTTGATAGAGACAATGATGTTTTCGACCCTTCGGCTTTTGACAAAACAATAAAAGAGAATGGCCCCAGAGGGTCTAACGAAATATGGCATCTCTTAGATCATGGTCATAAATCATTTTCTGCATTAGGCAAGTTTTCAGAACTAGGACGGGAAGGTAAATACATAGTGGGTGTTTCAACCTACAAAGATTCTTTTGCCTGGAGGGAAGTCGCTTGGCCCTTATACGAGAGCGGTGACATATCCCAACACTCGGTTGGGTTTGAAGCATTAAAAGACATTGAGCCTAAATCCGAAGATTCACCCAGAATAATTACAGAGGTAAGACTTTATGAAGGTTCGGCAGTGATGTGGGGCGCTAATCCCAATACCCCTACTCTTGAAATAGTAAAGAGGTTATTGAATGATGATGAGGACAAGGATATTACAGCCGCCGAAAAGATTGATGAGATAATTAAAAAGATCAGGAACAACAAGAGGGGGTTTATTGAGGAAGATATGAGTTTACTGATCATTGAGCTCAAACATTTACAGAAAGTATTTGACACTAAAAGTGTTGTTGAAATATTTAGGGAGCCGGTGACTTTGAAAGCCACTCCCGATGCTACTCAGGATAACAGTCAAGTGAAAACCACTGAGCCGGAAGTAAAAGCCACTCAGCCGGAAACTGTTGAATGTCCTAAATGTAAAAAGATAACTCGTAACACAATGGCGACAAAGGCTTATATAAAATGCCATCGCTGTGATGCAGTTTTCGTTTACGGTAGCAAGGACTATATGAATTTTTAATTACGTACCTAAAATGGCAGACGTTCAGATAAGTGGAAACGAGATTCTACTTACACAAATGAAGGCTTATTTCTCAGCCGTTCAGGATAATCTTGAAACAAAGCAGAAAGAATCAATTCAGAGCATGATGCTAGAGCTTGAAACACTCAACCAAAAAGCGCAAAACGCAGTAAGCAAAACAGACATCGAGCCGATTGCAAAAAGGATGAATGATATTTCTACCCAGATGACGCAAATCGCGGCAGATGCAAAGGCAAATCAAACTGTTATTGATAATTGGATCATCGAGCAGCAAAAAGCTAAAAGCGGTTCGACCGATAAGAAAAGTTTTTCATCGGTTTGGGATGAAGATGTTATTAAACCCCTGATGGAAAGCAAAAGTCAGGGCATGGTTGAAGGTCAAAGGTTTTCATTCAAAATGAAAAACAAACCTTCTAAGTTATGGGTTCCCGGAATGGATGAAAAAGGAATCATGACAACTTCGAACACTTTG